GCATATTCAGTACTTACACAGGACAATTCATCACCGTTACAGGTGTGCCTAGCTCTGGTAAGTCTGATTTTGTTGATCGAATGGCTGTGGGTTACCAAATGAAATATGGTTGGAAAACAGCATTTGCTTCACCAGAAAACAAACCAACATTTTTACACGCCCACAAACTAATTAGAAAGATTGGTGGTTGGATGCCTAAAGAAAGTGATTTAGGAACCGAAAAATGGAATCGTTGCTTTGAAGTTGTAGATGATAACTTTTATTTTATAGAAGCAGAACGATATGACTTAGACACAGTGCTTAAAAAAGGTGCTGAGTTGGTTAAAAGAAAAGGTATTAAATGCTTAGTTATTGATCCTTACAATAAAGTTAAAATGAAAGGTGCATCTGATATGTCTATACCAGACGCAACAATGGAATATTTAGCTAGAATAGAAGCTTTTGCAAAAAAGTATGATGTTTTAGTAATTGTTGTAGCGCACCCAACTAAAATGTACAAAAGAGATGATGGTACTATGGATGAACCCACTATGTATAATATTAAAGGCGGTGGTGAATGGTATGACGCATCTTATCACGGGTTATTAGTTCATAGAGATTATACTAATAATTCTGTAAAAGTTAAAGTACTTAAAGTAAAATTTCAAAACTTAGGTGAGAATCAAGCGGAAGCACATTTTAAATGGAATCATGCATCAGGTGATTATATGCCTTTGGCTGATATTAGTAATGAATCTTTACCTTGGGATTAAATGGCTAGAAAGAAAAAAAATTATTCATTACCAAACTATTTAGCTTCTGAAGAAGAAAATAAAGCTTATAGGTATTGTGTAAGAAATAATATTAGAATATCATACAAAGGAATACAAGATGATGCGGACCATTGGCGTATTGAAGTTAGATTGGGCCCTTATGTAAAAGGAGAAAAAGCGCATGTATCTCCTGAAATATATGATAGAAAAACAGTAAGCGCCGCTTATTACAAAATGTGTAAATATTATTATGATAAACGTACAAGATGAATACAGAGGACTATTATCAGGAATACTCCACGGTGGAGCACAAAAAGAGGATAGAACAAAGACTGGGACGCGATCTGTCTTTGGAAGAATGCTTAGACATGACATGGAGCTTGGATTTCCATTGCTAACTACTAAAAAAATATTTTTTAAACATGCAGTTACGGAATTATTATGGATTTTACAGGGACGCACTGACATTGCTTACCTCAACAATAACGGTCTTACTTATTGGAATGCTGATTATAAGCGGTCAGGTAGAACTGATGGTACGCTTGGTCCTGTTTATGGGCACCAGCTTAGGAACTTTAATGGTATTGACCAACTTGAAAAAATACTCAAGCAAATTAAACAAGAGCCAACCTCAAGGCGCATTATGGCAAGCTTATGGAATCCCAATGATGTGGATGATATGGCACTTCCTCCTTGTCATTATGGCTTTCAAATATATATAAACAATGGAAAACTTGACTTATTATGGAATCAACGATCCGCTGATGTTTTTCTTGGCTTACCTTATGATTTTGCCATGTATGGCTTACTATTACTTATGCTGGCAAAAGGATCGGGTTATAGACCTGGGCGGCTTACTGCTTCACTCGGTGATTGTCATCTTTACAATAACCATATCGAACAAGCTAAGCAGCAACTATCCCGTGATTTTAGGGAACTTCCTCGTGTGGGAATTGATTTTGGATTATCTATTGAAGAAGGAGCAGGAAGTTTTATAAGAATACCAACACACAATATGATTCATTTAGTAAATTATAACCCTCATGAGCCGATTAAAGCACAACTCAACGTCGGAATTTAAATACTGGTTTGAAAAAAACAACCATATGGGGCAATTTCTTAGCGAAGAAAGTTTAAATATAATTAAATCATTAAAAAACAAATGGAAGCAGCAATAAGTAAAGGTAAATATAAAATTTACCACATACCGGGAGTTAAAATTGGGTGCACAAGCAATATACAAAAGCGAGTGATTGAGGCCCAAGGTTACAAAACTGGTGAATACGAAATATTATTTGAAACCGACGACGTAGTTGAAGCTTCTAAAGCCGAAAGAACACTTCAAGAAGATTTAGGTTACAAAATAGATAGAAAACCCTATAAAGACTTATTTAAAAAAACTATGAATAAACACAGTTCGTCTGCGGCAACTACCACATTTAAAATATCTTCTAAAGAATTAAATGCAGCATTTTTAGCAGACCTAGAAATTAAAACACAATATGGCACGTTTAAACTTGATTCAACTGATAAAATTGATTGGGTTATATCTAATGTACATAACAGTCAATTTGGTCCTAACTCCTGTTATATTTATAATAAGGCCATGGCTGAAGCAGGCGAGTTCCAAACATTAGTAAAATCTAAAGAAAAACTTTATTCACATCAAGATCAATTTGAATTGATTAGAGAATGGGCTAAAGAAAGAGGTTTGTATGACAAAGGAGATATTAAAACACAGCTAATCAAATTATATGAAGAATCAGGAGAGCTATCCCAGGCTATACTTAAAGATGATAAGGCAGGTATTATTGATGCTATTGGTGATAGCGTTGTTGTTCTTACTAATCTTGCCCACCTTGTCGGTACCAATATTGAAGTTTGCATTAAGTCTGCTTATGATGAAATATCTAATAGAACTGGTAGAATGATTAACGGAACATTTGTAAAAGATGCGTGATAAAATTATACAACAAGTAATAAGTAAGATACAAAAACGATCTGATGTTGGCTTTAAAAAGTACGGTGTAACTCTTAACGACGATAACCAGCCATTAGATGCGTGGCTTAACCACTTACAGGAAGAACTTATGGATGCAGTTAATTATATTGAAAAAGCTCGTATGTCATTGCGCGAAGAAATTGAAGAGTGTTATATTAAAGACCTAGAAGTTGATTCAGAGCTTATCTCTGCATATCCAGATCCTGGACCACCTGACCAACTAGGCTATAATATAAATAAAACATGGACAACTAATCATACATGAGACGAAAGAAAAGTAAAAAGCGCGGTCCTGTAACTGCAAAAAAAATAACATATGATGGTATTAATTTTGCATCAGGCCTTGAGCGCTACACTTATATGGCTTTAAAAAAAGAAAAATTATTTGAATATTATGAAGGTGAAGTTTTCCAGCTTATCGAAAGTTTTGATTTTCAAAATGAATCTTACGAAAAACAAGCAAACGGGAAAGGTGATTACACTAACAGAGGGAGCAAAAAAGTGCTGGGAATTAAATATACACCTGACTTTACTGGAAAAGATTATATAATAGAATGCAAAGGGCGGGCTAATGAATCTTTCCCTTTGCGGTGGAAATTATTTAAATTATGGCTTACAAAAAACAATATTGGAAAGACACTTTACAAACCGCAAAACCAGAAAGAAGTGGACTTAACAGTTCAAATGATCAAGAACAACAGAAAAAACAAGCGCGAATAATGTACAATAGGCGAAAGCTAGAAAAAGATATTAAAAGGTATATTAAAAATGACAGAATCAACGGAGAAGCAATCGAAAGAATTGGAAGACAGCATGGATTTTACATTGAAGAGTCACCATTCAGAGAGAATAAAGTATCACATGAAGATGCTTAACTATTATTTAAAAGAAGAAAAATTATGGGATGGGAGTTATCATTAGGATTATATCCGGGAATAGTGGTAGGGTTAAGAAGTTATATTAATGAAACCAGTACAGATCATGTGCTATACATACCATTTGTAGAATTATGTTTAACAATATATAAGGATGAATAAAGTAGAAGAATATGTGTTAAAGAGATACCCTAAAAGATTTAAAAATAAAAAAATTTTAATAAAAGAATTTGATAGCCATTATGAGGTAAATCACAACAAAGACGCAAGTCCACTTATATTAAGTAAAAACATATGAAAGAGTCAAAACTAATTGAAATGCAAAATAAATTAGAATCATTAGGAGGCGCTGTAAATCGCATGATTAATGAGATTGCTAATTTAAAAGACTTAAGCGTGGGCACGCTTGAGTTAGTAAAAAGACTGCCTGATTACAACAAGGCATTAGAAATACTAAAAGATAACTATAAAAAGAAAGAAGAGAATGAGTCTATTCAAGGAGAGGATACCGTATAAACCTTTTGAATACCCAGAATATTATAATGACGGCTGGTTAAAACAAGCACAAGCTTTTTGGTTGCATACAGAAATACCTATGCAAGGTGATATAAAAGACTGGAAAGAAAAATTAACTGTAAAAGAAAAAAATTTAGTTGGTAACATACTATTAGGATTTGCTCAAACAGAATGTGCGGTATCTGATTACTGGACACAAAAAGTTGTAAATTGGTTTCCTAAACACGAAATTCAACAAATGGCTATGATGTTTGGCAGTCAAGAAACAATTCACGCTGTAGCATATTCATATTTAAACGAAACATTAGGACTTGAAGACTTTGAAGCATTTTTGCATGAGCCTGCTACGGCAGAGCGATTTGAAAACCTTGTTGCCTATGACGGTACTGATCCTGTGGGAATTGGAAAGTCGTTGGCCATATTTAGCGCTTTTGCTGAAGGAGTATCTTTATATTCCGCTTTTGCTGTGCTTTATTCTTTTCAGCTTAGAAACCTTCTTAAAGGCATTGGACAACAGATGAAATGGTCTGTAAGGGACGAATCATTACATAGTAAGATGGGTTGTCAATTATTTAGGCACATGTGTAAAGAAAATTCTAATCTATTAGAAGATTGTAGAGACGATGTTATTACAGCAGCAAAAACAATGCTTGAATCAGAAGAAAAGTATATTGATAAAATGTTCGAACTTGGAGACATTGAAAACCTTAGAGCTTACGACCTTAAACAATTCATTAGAAAACGTCTCAATGAAAAATTACAAGAACTTGGTTACTTCGACCTCGGGGAGTACTTTGCGTTTAACAAAAATGCATCAGAAAATCTTGATTGGTTCTATCATCTTACCGGGGGGCATACTCATACTGATTTTTTTGCTGTTCGCCCGACTGATTATTCCAAAGCAAACGAAGGAGAAGATTTTGAAGATATTTGGTAAATTATGAAAAAACTATTTTTTATTTTATTTAGCGCAATTTCATTTGCGCAGACCCCAGAAATATACGGACTTTGGGTTAACGGTGAAGGTGAATTTGTAGAAATAAACTACGATAATACTTTCAAAAGATTTAGAGTTGTACCAAAAACTAAATTTAAACAGGTATTAGCTAAAGGAATCGTTGAACAAGTGGGAGAAGAATTACACGTAATTAGAAAAGATACAATAGATGGATATAATCTTTGCTATTATATGGGTAATGAAACTTTAGTTATATGTAAACCTAGATCAAACCGGGCTTGGTTATGGCAGAAGTTAAGGTAATATGTAATAAATGTGCAAAAAGCAAATTAGAGATAAAGTTTAGGAAAGGTAAAAAAACATGCATAAAATGTGAATACCGTTTTAAACAAAGATGGCTCAGATCATTAGTTAAAGAAAGAAAACTGACTCCTGTTGAAAGATTGTCTTCTAGACTGGGTTATATGGGTTCAGCTTTTATAATGATTTCGCCCTATTTACTTAATTATGGCATAATAGGTGCTTTAACTTATGTAGCAGGGGGACTATTGCTAACCCCTCAAGTTTGGGTGGCTAAACAATGGAACTTAGTTATTATTAACATAAACCTTGTAATAGGTTATTTAATTTATTTATACAATTTATAATGTGGAATAATGAGTGGAAAAAAGGTGAAGACTACCCCAGCTGGGGAGATACCGAAGTATACAAGAAGACTATATCCGGGGGATATTTGGTTAACGGAGAATCCCCTAAAGACGCGTACTGGCGAGTCTCAAAAACAGTGGCTAAGCGTTTATACAAGCCAGAACTAGCCGAAAAGTTTTTTGAGTATATATG